TGGTATCAGAGCAAGGTTCGTTTTAATGGCTTTCATGGGGTAAAACCCTTAGGTAGGAGCCGATGGGCTCTGCTTTTCTTGATTTGGGTTAATAGCTGTACAAGTCTATGGTTCGATAAGTCGAATGGAGCAATTGAGGTTTATTGAAGAAAAATGATTATGTCTCAGTTATAGTTGGTCACAATCGTAAGGAAAAATGATTATGCAATATGCTAGTTGGTCCAAAAGAACATGCCTTCCCAACTAAGAGAAACTTCGAGTGATGAAGTTGTGTATGTTGGTTCTTCGTATGTGTGCGGATAATATCCTAGCTGAAATGCATAAGCTACGTGAAGTACTTACAATGGTTGTGATAGTATCCTATGCAAGAGACATGAACCTCGTGAAGTATTTAATAAACCGATTGAAGCTCCAGTAAGACGTAAGAACTAGGGACCTCTGTGACTGGCTAGGTACGCCAATAGAGAGAAGTATCCCGGAGGGCTACTCCTACCTTGTTTATCATAAGAAAGTCATTTCACCTTGCGTAACTGTTTTATGGTCGAAAATACTTGGGATCAAAAGTTCGAGGAATTCTTGAACTCATCCGAACTTACTCAAGCCCAACTTGAGTATCTGGACTTAGCCTCAGAGGCTAAAGTCTCAAACAAAGATTTGGCTCATAATCTGCGAATCACCACTTATCGATTAAGTCTCACAGGGAAAGTCCTTTGGGCCTCCCAGAGAAAGAATCGAGATCTCCTTTTGCAGATCCGGCAAGAGCAAGAAAGTCAGAAGCGTGAGCTGCAAGAATTGCAGAACCTCAGTAAGATTGTACGCAGCCAGCGTAGCGATCTGAAGCGGGCTCACGAACGACTGGACATCATCTCGGAGGAACTTCAGGCTCTCAAGAAGGAATGTCTCAAGAGACGCCCCCTCAACAAGGAAGACGTCGAAGAACTAGTCGTGCGAATCTCTGAACAACCAAAGTTCATTGAGAAGCAGACTGAGGCTTTGACTGAAGAACTCACGAAGGAAGTTCAGAACCTCCAGAGGATTATTCATACCTTTGAGCAGAAGCTCATGGGATGAGTAACTCCGCTACAAGCTCGTCAGTGTATCAGCAGGCTATCACTAATACCACTGGTGATTGGGAATCCCCTGGAATTGTGATATCTGGTAAAGGAAGTGTGAGCAACACACAGCTCACAAGGCAATTGAATACAGCCATATTCCTGTGTATCAAGGTACAGCAGGAAGTCCTAGCACTGAAGGACACGGTTGCGGATATTCAGAACCGTGTAAAGACCATTGAAGGCAAATCGGGGTCAACCTCGACTGGTAGTTTCCAGTTGAAGAGTGAGATCGACTCCATCAGTGACAAGCTGACCAAGATTCAGCAGATCCAGAAGACGCAGCCTAAGAAGGATAGTGGTACTCTAGCCACTAGCAAAGTATTCCAAGATCCATATAATATTCTCAGGAACTTGAAGTAATGGCGCAAAGGCCAAGAGTCACAGGGAATGGTTCCAGAACTGAAGCAATTGCAGAGGCAGGAACACCCCTGATTGACGATCAGATCAGAGAATATAGGAATACTAGAAGAGCTGCATATGAAGCCCAAAGAATGGCCAGGCAAGCTGGCAATATTGTTGGAAGAATAGTTGGTAGACAACCAAGGGAGCACACCCTATCAATGGTTGTAGATCCAAACTCTGAGCTAAGCAGAAGCCTTGCACACAGAGCAAGAACAGTACCAGGAGAAGTACTGTATATGACTCAGAGAGACAGTCCTGTAAACAGGGTATACAGAAACAGGACAGGAGAAAGGATGCTGGTAACCAATGGGCAGCAGGATAGATCTTTCATATATCCTGAATCTTTTGAAGAATTGGTTGCAGCAGGTTTTGAGTATATACACTTGGGTGTATTACAAGTAAGACTACAGATCATGCATAGAACATATGCAGGCACTATGGCCTTAGTAGTCTTCAGGGATACAAGGTGGACACAAGAAGGTGAAGAAGATAGATCCATTATTGCAGCAATGGAGGCAGATCTATCACAGGGCCACCAGCTGATATATGTTATCCCAGATATTATGATGACAATTCGGGATTTCTATCAGCATGTACAAATCAGTGTGCTGACCAAAGGCTATCAGGGATTTCAGGGAGAAGCCAACCTTCTTATCACAAGGAGTTGTAGATGTAGGCTTACCAACGTCCCAAATGTTGGTTTTGCTTATAATATTCAAAAGGTCGTTGAATACCTGAACTCTAAAGGAGTTAAAGCCATACAAGCACAGAAGCTGAGCACGAAGAAGTTCCAAGGCACAGATTGGAACATTAAGCCATCTAATGTGGTTGTACCTATGCAACCAACAACTATGATCACCAGAGTGAACTATGACAGTTCAAGAAGTATAAGATTTGGTGATTATCAGGCAAGTACATCATCAGCACCGCCAAGATACAATGATGATGGAGACTCAGGTGATGAAATCCAGACAACTGTTGAGCATGTCAACATGCTATACATCCTGGATGAAGCTGAAGATGAGTATCCAACTTTGGCAGCTGAAGAGGAAAGCTTTCCTCTTGAAAACATGGTGGGAGAAGAGGCTATCATTTCGCAATTTTTGGAAAGCCTCAATCTATCTAATGATGATGATGAAGATTCAAGGTCACAACATGTGATGAACCTTGATGAAGAAGAATTTCCTGAAATGAAGGAAATTGAAAGGGTCCTAGCTTCGGTCTCTGAATCGGCAATCAGTTCATTCAGACCACCAGAAGTTGAAATGGGAGGTATAGCACCAGCATATGCTCCAGCAACATCAACAACAGGATGGGCGGGAACCACTGAATTCCCATTCACAACAGCTAGAAGACCGAGAGTGTGGGATTCAAACAATGAGTTCTACATGTTACCTCCAGCACAGAGCAGACAAGGGGCTATATTTATTATGCCCATGGATTTTGATGTTAAGGTGTTTGAGAGATGGGAAAGTATTACTCTCTTACACATGGCTGAAAGGTCGTTTGATAATGCGGATGACAAAATGAGATACATTGAGAATCTGCTCGGAGAAGATGAAAAGAAGCACTTCGTAGAATGGAGAATGAAGTACACAGTTGAATATGAAACTATGAAGGCTCAAGCACTTGGGGATCAGGGTACACAAAATATCATTAACCAAATAAGGTTAATATTCTTTTTGGAGAACCCTCAAGTTGGAACGACTACCTCACAAGATGCTGCCTATAAGACACTGAAGAGTCTGGTCTGTACAGAAATGACAGACACAGCAATCTATAGGTACATGAATGATTACTTCCATTTGTCCGCAAAGACAGGAAGAGCATGGGCATCTGAGGAATTGTCAAAGGAATTCTTTACCAAGCTACCAAGAGGATTAGGTGATGCTGTGGAGAAAGCATTCAAGGAAAAACATCCAAGCAACACTGTTGGTATTGCCGCAAGGATTACCTTCACAAAGAGATATCTGAAGGAATTATGTGAGAAGGTAGCATTACAGAAGAGTATTGGGAAGATGGATTTCTGTAGAAATACCCCAGTACATGGATTATATGGTAAAGAAAAATCCTACAGGAAGTATGGTGCTCGCAAGAGTACATCCTACAAGGGAAAACCTCATAAATCACATGTGAGGATTGGTAAGAAGAAGCATTTGGCCTTAAGAAAGAAGAATTGCAGATGTTATGCATGTGGTGAAGAAGGTCACTTTGCTAGTGAATGCAGAAACCCAAGGAAGATCATGGACAGAGTCAAAGTTCTGGACTCTCTTGAATTAGAAGATGGGTTAGATGTAGTGTCAGTAGGGTTTGATGAGGACGATGTCTCAGACATCTATTCAATTGATGAAGAAGCTGACAACTATAAATTCACCAATGAAGAGATGGAAGACTTCAAGAACTATGAAGTCTATATGATGAATCTTGAGGAGATTGAAGAACCAAATGATTATTTGGTAGGAGAACCATCAGACTGGAGATCAAAAATGAAGGTCTCTAGAAGACAGTATTTCTGCAAACATGAGTGGAGTTTTGAAGAAGCTCATGTTACAACCTGCAAGGCATGTGGATCAGAAGCAGTACCCAAGCACAGGGTTGACTGCAAGAAATGTGGAATGACAGTATGTCTGATGTGTCAGCCATGGTATTACAAGGACATCAACACAGAAGAAGTGAAAAAGACAAGAGTTAGAATTGAAAGAGTAATTGATTGGAAGGATATTGCTCTGAAGCAACATGAAGTTCTGAAAACAAGCATTGCAAGAGAAAAGCAACTCTCTGAAGAAGTTGAGTTCTTGAGAAAGCAGAACAAAGAATTGAAGAGCAAAGAGCCAATTGTATTCGAAGAAGATACTGAAGAAACGGCACAATTGGTACAAAAACTAGAAGATATGGAAAAGGAGAATGAGCTCATGAAAATCTTGATAAGTCAAAAAGAAGCAGAAGAAATTCAGTATTTGAACAAAATCACAGAGCTCAGTGAAAGAATCAAAAGACTAGAGCAACAACAGAAGTACAGAGAAGAAGAACAAGTGAATGCTCTAGAAGAGGTTTCAGTAAATGCTCTCAGGCCAAGAAATAACCACTTGAATATCAAGTGTGAAGTAGAAGTTAAAGAGAGGAAGGTTACACTTAATGCAATCCTAGACACAGGTGCAACAGTCTGTGTTGCAGATGAAAGAATGATACCTTCAAGCATGAGAGAGCAAGCCAAAAACAGAATAATCATCCGAGGAGTGAACGGAGTTACGGAAGTCAATGAAGTAACTTCAGCTGGGAAGCTTTGGGTTGGCAAGCAGTGGTTTTACTTGCCTCAAACATACATCATGCCCACACTAGCTGATGGAGTTCACATGATTATTGGGATGAATTTTATCAGAACAGTTGGCTTAAGGATTGAAAATGGTGAGGTTACAATCTACAAGATTATGACAACAGTGCAAGCCCCGCCAATAGTTCATGAATTAAATTATATTGAGGAACTAGAGCTTGAACTGCAAGAGTACTATAACATATGCTCAGCAGAGACTTCAAAAGGCGAAATTGCAGAAGAGTTTATATCTCCAAACTTGATTAACAGAATGAAGAGGTTAGGGTATATTGGAGAAGAGCCTTTGAAGCACTGGGAGAAAAACCAAGTGGAGTGCAGGATTGAAGTTAAGAATCCTGATATGATAATAGAAGACGAGCCATTGAAGCATGTCACGCCTGCAATGAAAGAAACAATGGCTAAACATGTGAAGAAGCTGTTAGAGTTGAAGGTTATTAGACCCTCACAATCTAAACACAGAACAACAGCAATCATAGTGCAGTCTGGCACAGAAATTGATCCTGTAACTGGCAAGGAGAAAAGAGGAAAAGAAAGGCTGGTGTTCAACTATAAAAGGTTGAACGACAACACTGAGAAGGATCAATACAGTTTGCCCGGGATTAACACTATAATCAGAAGAATTGGAAATGCCAAGATCTACAGCAAGTTTGATTTGAAGAGTGGATTTCACCAGGTGGCAATGGACCCGGAATCCATCCCGTGGACGGCATTTTGGGCAATCGATGGGCTATATGAATGGCTAGTAATGCCATTTGGTCTGAAAAATGCTCCAGCAGTATTCCAAAGAAAAATGGATAGCTGTTTCAGAGGAACAGAAGAGTTTATTGCAATATACATTGATGATATATTGGTATTCTCAGAAACAGTACAACAACACAAAGAGCATTTGAAGAAATTTATGGAAATATGTGAAAGGAATGGTCTGGTCTTAAGTCCAACCAAGATGAAAATTGGAACCAGACAGGTGGACTTCTTAGGTGCAACTATCGGAAATTCAAAAATCAAGTTGCAGCCTCATATCATTCAGAAGATAATTGATATAAAAGATGAGGAATTGAAAGAAGTCAAGGGACTGAGAAAGTGGCTAGGAATTCTGAATTATGCCAGAAGCTACATTCCCAAGCTTGGCAAAATCCTAGGGCCATTATATTCAAAAACAAGTCCAAACGGAGAAAGAAGAATGAATTCACAAGACTGGAAGATTGTGAAAGAGGTGAAAGAAATTGTGGCAAATCTTCCTGATCTAGAGCTACCTCCTGAGAAAGCAATCATGATAATTGAAACAGATGGTTGTATGGATGGATGGGGAGGAGTCTGTAAGTGGAAAGATAACAGCTCACAGCCAAGGTGGTCAGAGAAAATTTGTGCTTATGCAAGTGGGAAATTCACACCGATCAAAAGCACAATAGACGCTGAAATTCAAGCTGTTATAAATAGTTTGGATAAATTCAAGATTTATTATCTTGATAAGAAGGAACTTGTGATCCGAACAGATAGTCAAGCTATTGTGAGCTTCTACAAGAAGAGCAGTGATCATAAGCCTTCAAGGGTTAGATGGCTAGCCTTCACAGATTACATCACTGGAACAGGTCTTGAAGTAAAGTTTGAGCACATAGATGGGAAAGACAATGTTCTAGCAGACACGTTATCAAGGCTAGTGAAGATCATATTTCACCAAGAGAAGCATCAGTCTGAAGAAATCTTAATCAATGCAGTTGAGAAAACTCTAAAGAAGGGAGATGCTAGTACAAGGCAGAAGATCAATGATCTGGTGAAAAGATATGAAAGCTGGATGAACACAGGATTTAACCATCATGTTAATGTCCTCACAATCAAAGAAGAACCAGTGTTCAAGTGTGGATGCAATAAGCCAGCACGGCTGAAGACATCCAGGACATCCAGAAATCCGAACCGACAGTTTTACTCCTGTGAAACTAAATCATGTTTTACTTGGGTCTGGAAAGACCAAATTGATACATTTGTGTAGGAAAAACTTGTCTGGGAGAGAGAAATAAGTGAAGCCATAAGATGTGAAGATGAAGAATGGCAGGAGCCGGCCATAGATCCAGGCGACACGATCGATGGCGCATTTGATCTGCTTGACGTAAGCAATGACGATCAATGGAGAAGGTCGTAAGCAGTGACGTCAATGCGGAAGTGGTGGACCCGAACCACTAGATGGCACTAACTAGTGTGACAGGGTTACGAGATGCCAAGTGAGCTGGAATACCACTCACTTTATGTAAAGGAGCGGCCTGCGTGCTGTCTCTTAGCTTTATTCCTTTGTCTAGGTGCGATGCTGCGTCACGCACAATGACATCTAGTTCTTTGCGGATGCTTTACGCAAAGATGTAGGCCAGAGGCACGTGATGTTGCCCTTCGCATTATTGGTGGGTGCACCTAACGATGTGAAGCGAGCTCCACAAGCCCTCTATATAAGGAGGCCATGTATTCAGGTTGCAAGCATGCACCACAACGCAAGCTTACTCCTGACTAAGGAAATAAACAAAGTTTGTGCTTGAAACACACTTCTTGTCTAAGTGCGAGTAGAGCGCAAGATCCTCTTCCGCGTCGGCGGCGATCCGCCCCCCCTTCC